CGATTACGGCCCTATTCTGAATGAACTGAAACAAGCCATCAGGATTCTTGAAGTCAAAAGACAGGAAGCGGAGGACGATGAAGTTATCGTCATGCTGCTCCACTAAACGGCGCTTGACCGATTCAAGCAAAAATGGAGGCGGGAAATGACTGACATTACCCAGACTGGTGAAGGCGCACCGGCAGTGCCGGCATCACCGGTGGAAGTTAATTCTGAGAATATCGACCAGCTTTTTGAGCAACAACGTGGTGCTGAAAGCGCCGAAAGTACTCCAGAGGCGAAAAATGAAGTAAAGGAAGAAAAGCGCGAAGAACCCAAGGTCAATCTTGGTGCCTTGCACGAGGAACGTATGCGGCGCAAGGCCGCAGAAGCCAAAGTCCGTGAATACAATGCCGAACTGAATCAGCTTCGTCAGTGGAGGCAGCAAAACGAGGCGATTCTGCAAGAAAGGCTTGCTGCACTGCAACAACCAAAGAGCTACGATCCAGAGAAACAACCTGTTGAGTATTTGGCTAATGAGCAGAAGCGAACCCAAGAGCTTTTGGCCGAGCTCAACAAAAGGAGCGAGCAGCAAGAACAGCTGATGCAGGCTGAACGTGCTGCCATGCAGTTCCGGAACCACGTCATTGCCGAAGAAGAAAAATTTGCAAAAGACCAACCAGACTACCTGAAAGCCATTGACTACGCCAAGAAATTCAAGGCAAGCGAATATAGGGCGCTGGGGTATGGCGATGAGGAAGTTGCTGCTGCACTGCAACAAGATATCATTGGTATTGCAACACGGGCCTTGCAATTAGGAGAAAGTCCTGCTAAATTGGCATGGCAATATGCTTTGGCCGTTGGCTTTAAGCCTTCGGTGAGCCCTGAAAAGAAGTTGAACATGATGGAAGCTGGTCAAAAGGCCACCAAGCCGTCTAGTGGTGGTTCACAAGACACAGCAACCTTGAGTTTGGATGTTCTAGCATCTATGTCCAATGAGGATTTTGCCAAGTTGTCTGAATCCGATTTCAGGAAGGTGATGGGCGGTTAACCACCGTTACTGGTTGTTCGTGCTGCGCCTCACGAAAAGGCGTGAATCGCTGGGCAGCGTTTTGCCTATCAATTCACTAATTTTTTGGAGGCCAAAATGGCAGATACATCTTATGGCACGAACCACCCCCTTGCCGTAAAGGTATGGGGTAAGAAACTTTTTACCGAATCCCTGAAAGAGGCTTATTGCTCCCGATTCATGGGAGAGGGCCCTGGTAACGTTGTCCAAATCAAGCCGGAGCTTTCCAAGTCCGCCGGTGATCGCATTACCGTTGGTCTGCGTATGCAGCTTTCAGGTGATGGCATCCAAGGCGACGGCACGCTGGAAGGCAACGAAGAAGCTCTGACGACTTACAGCGATAACGTACTGATTGACCAGCTTCGTCATGCCGTGCGTTCCGCTGGCAAGATGTCCGAACAGCGCGTGCCGTTTTCGGTTCGCGCAGAGGCAAAAGATGGTCTGAAAGACTGGTGGACAAACCGACTGGACACCTCGTTCTTCAACCAAATCTGCGGCTACACAGTAGCTTCGGACACCCGCTTTACTGGCAACCAGGCCGTTACTGCGCCATCGTCAAACAACATCCTTCGCGCAGGTGGCGTAGCCAACGACCAATCGTTGACCTCTGCCAACGTATTCACCCTTGACTTGATTGACAAGGCTGTTGAACGCGCCGGGACTCTTAGTCCGATGATTCGTCCAATCAAACTGGACGGCAGCAATAAGTACGTCATGTTCCTGCATGATTACCAAGTGACTGATCTCCGTATCTCCACCTCATCCGGCCAATGGCAAGACATCCAAAAGGCTGCGATGGCGGGAGGCCGCTACTCTGAAAGCGAATTGGTCAAGGGTGGCAACTTTCTTGGTGAATACAACGGCGTCCTGCTCTACAAAGCAAACCGCGTGACCAACGGTGTGCACAGCACTACCGGCGCCGCCGTCACCACGGCCAAGCGTGCAGTTTTGTGCGGCGCACAAGCTGCTTTGTTTGCCTATGGTGGAGAAGGAGGTCGAGAAATGACGTGGGTTGAAGAGCTCTACGACTACGACAATCAGCTTGGTGTTGCTGCGGGCATGATCTTTGGACTCAAAAAGACCGTGTTCAACTCTCTTGACTTCGCCACCGTGGTTGTTTCAACCTACGGTGCTCAACACTAAGGAGAACCCACATGGCTGAACCTGCTCGCAAATTTCACACCCAGCAAATTCACTACCTTCGCAAGACTGTGCTGTTTAGCAACACGGCAACACAGTTGACCGTAGGTACGGTTCCAGCTGGAGCTGTGCTGCTCACCCCTTTGTCTGGCGCGGTTGTTACTACGGCCTTCAATGACTCAGGTACCGACTTTCTGGACATCGGAACTTCTACTACTGGTGATCTTTTTGCAACCGATCTTGACGTTTCTTCGCTTGGTTTCAAAGCCTGCGATGAGTCAGTTGCCGGTGCATTGTTCTCCGTAGATACAGTAATCACCGCAACCTACACCGGTCAAAACGGAAACGCTACTACCGGTGCAGCTGAAGTAGTGATTGCATTTATCCCAGACAACGATAAGTAACGAGGAACGGGGGCTTCGGCCCCCGTTTTCAAAGGAGTAAGCATGGCAACGGGCACTAATGATGTAAGCAAAGACCAGTTTGTAAAGGTCGAGGGTCTGACAATCAAAAGCACAACCGGCACCGCTGTTGGTGGCGCTGTCACGGTTACTGGTTATGCTGGGAAAATCACGTCTGAGTCGTTGACCACTGCTCAGAATGCGACCTATACCCTGACAATTACCAATACAGCGATCGAGGCAACGGACATTGTTACCGCCTCAATCACCAACGGAACCAACACGCAAGGAACGCCGATGATCGTTCGCGTCACTCCTGATTCCGGTTCGCTGGTTATTGTGGTCAAGAACATGCACGAATCTACTCAAGCGCTGAACGGCACCGTTGTTATTTCCTTCGTAGCGCTCAGAGCCTAATGAGACGCAGGCAAATCCTTGGCAACCTTTCTCGACTTAAAGACGAAAGTCGCAAACGAGATTCACAGATCAGACCTGACGGACGAAGTGGAGTCGGCAGTTCTAAGCGCCGTCCAATATTACGCATCCCAAAGGTTTTGGTTCAATGAGTCTAGCGGGGCTTTCAGTACGGTAGCCAATACTGCCGAATACGGTAGTGGCGTCATTCCAAGCGGCATCATTGAGCTGGACTTGGTGACACTTACAGTAAACGGCAGGGTTCAGGAATTGAAGCCGATGCCTTGGCAAGAACTAGCCAAGACGGATCAAACCAATTGGTCTGGAATCCCCTACATGTACGGCTGGAGGGCTGAGGCAATCAGGCTGTACCCAGTCCCCAACGCGGTCTATACCTGCACATGCTACTTCCTCAAAGAATTTCCTAAACTGGTTAATGATTTAGACACAAACGTCTGGACAAACGAGGGATTCGACCTAATTAAGCACCGTTCCAAAGCAGAATTGTATGATGGTGTTGTATATTCGCAACAACAAGCAGATAGGTGTCGCTTTTTGGAGAATGAAACCCTCCAAAAGATGCTGAAGCGGACAAATATCCTGGCTGCTTCAAATACTTTGGTAGGGGACTTGTAATGGGTATCGAAGTCTTTTCCGGTATTTGGTCATTCAACACGGCTAACCCCGTTTCTGCGTCCGACGCCGTTAAATTTGGGGCTAACCATCTTCGCGGCATTAAGAGCGCCATTCTCTACACGTTCCCTAACGTCACCGGCGTTGTCACTGCCTCGCACTCTGACTTCAACAGCATTCCGAATCTGGCGCCGAAAGAATCCCCGACATTCACCGGAACGCCGGTAGCGCCTAACCCGCCGAGCGGAGATAACACAACCAGATTGGCGACCACTGCATGGGTTTATTCGCAGTTTGGGAGTTCAAGCATTTCATTGCGAATCTTGGATAAAGGGCGCCTGGGGTTCTACGGAGAATACTGATGGCTTGGATTACACCAGTATCTACTGAAGACATCAGCACACAAACGCTGATGTACACAGTTCCATCTGGTAAAGAGGGCAGGATCAAGATCACATTCACGAACCGTAGCACGACGGACACGGCAACAGTGCAAATGTGGATTGCTCCAGAAGGTGAGGTGCTCAGCAATTCACACCTGGTAGAACCAGGCACCATGCTGGACCCAGCTGCGGCGGTTACATCTGTTCTGACCTGCTTTGCCGAGTTACCCCAAGGCGGAAGGATTTTTGCTCAATCATCTAACGCTAACGTATCTTGCCAAGTGACCGGGGATGTTGTAACGCCGAATGATGTTGGGGTGGCAGACGGAACTGGCTTAATTGTGTTTGGGACCGGTTGGTCGCAAACAAGCGGGGCGTTTTCTTACATCAAAAAAGACCTATCTGGACACATAACTTTGAGCATTCGGGCTACTGCCTCTTCATCTCCAGGAACAGTAATCGTTACATTGCCGGATGGTTATAGACCAAGCGTCACTCTGCTTGGGATTGCAGGATTAGCAGTAATTAATGGTATTACATATCCTGCATTTTTTA